TGGATTTTATGTACAAGAATAATATAACTTACGACAATGGCACACTTGGAACTTGGACTGATAAACAAGTGCCTAACACTTATTCACATTATGCAGATATGGTAATGGAAACACTACTGGTAAAAATGTTACCAGTCATGGCTAAAGAAACAGGTCTTAATTTAGTGCCAACATATTCATACGCTAGGATATATAAAAATGGGGATATTTTAGCTAGACACAAAGATAGACCCTCATGTGAGATATCTACCACATTAAACTTAGGTGGAGAACCATGGCCTATATTTATCGATGGTACGGGGGCTAACAGCGTCGTAGATGAGTATAAAAACATTATTAAGCCCGATGCACCCAAAGGCACAAAAGTCTTACTTGATGTAGGCGATATGCTAGTATATAGTGGATGTGATTTAGAGCATTGGAGAGAACCGTTTGAGGGTAATGTTTGTGGACAAGTATTCCTTCATTATAACCATGTAAATGGTCCTTTTGCTGAAAAGAATAGGTTCGACAAAAGGCCAATGTTAGGTCTTCCGTCTTGGACGAAGGCGTAATATAATGAGGTTATATGCTACAAAAAATAGGGTTTGCACCTGGAATTAATAAACAAATAACAGCCACTGGAGCAGAATCACAATGGATTGATTGTGATAATGTTAGATTTAGATACGGCACACCTGAAAAAATAGGTGGTTGGAAACAATTAGGTGAAAGTAATTTAACAGGTGCAGGACGTGGGCTCCATCATTTTGTAAATAGTAAAGGTAGAAAGTATGCAATCATAGGAACAAACAGAATTTTATATGCATACTCAGGTGGTGTATTTTATGATATACATCCTATCAAATCAACAACAACGCTCACAAATGCGTTTACCACGACTAACGGATCAACATCTGTTACAATAACTTTTAGTGGATCTCATAATATATCTGAAGGAGATATAATATTACTAGATAATTTTAGTACAATAACTAATTCTAATTTTTCATCTACAGACTTTGACGATAAAAAATTTATGGTAACAACCGTGCCTTCAAGCACAACAATTACAATTACTATGCCATCAAACGAATCGGGATCTGGT